CCGCTTTTGCTACGGCAAACGACCAAAGGCAGATTAAGTTTGCGAATCTTTGTGACGAGCCCCAGGTGGTCAAGTGGGTACTGGTCAATGTCTATGCAACCCCAGATGCAGGTGTTGTCTGCACGAATGGGGATGATGCCCAGGCTGGGCTCTACACCTTCAAGGTGTTTTTCCCAGAGGTCATCGGTCGGGGGTTTGCGAACGACAACAGCCTTCCCGGCCTGCTTGCCATCTCCCCGTGAGCCTTCAATTTTGTATGTTCCGTAGGCGATATCCAGCCCGGAGAAAATCGCCTTGAACCTTGTTATGTCGGTCATACTGCTTTCTCAGTTGAAGAGGCCTGGGGTTGCCCCCAGGCCAAACGATTAGAAGGGTGCGTTTTGTGAAGCGCCTTCAACTTCGTCATGGTGTTTTACCTTGACTTCGCCGGCATTGATGCTAAGAGCAAATGCCTTTGCTGCCTGATAAACACCAACATCTTCAACCGAACCAATGCGCTCGATCTCCCAACCAAACCATTTGCCTTTGTCATTTGACTCGGGGGCCGTGGTCAGTCGGTAGAGCTGCGAGTACATCGGAGGGGTGTACAGCCCGTTGGCTCCTGGGAGCTTCACGGACATGGCCATGCTGTTCCACTTGCGGGACTTCTTTAACTGCGTACTCTTCATCGAGATAAGGGCAGGCATGGGGGTGCCATCCTCGCGAATCACCATGACATAGTGGTTCGCCGTGTTCTCGATGTAATTCCCGTTGTCAAGATAGTCCTTGTTATCGCCGGGTTCCCGATGCGTTTTGGACAGGACATCACTCGTCGCAGGGTAGATGTTGATTGGTGCGCCACTTCCTGAACCGCGTGGTGCCCACTCGATGTACTGGCGAACGTACGCGCAAGACACAACTTCAATACCCTTCTTGCCGTCGTACAGCTCGCCGGTTACGGTGTTGTAGACCATTCCAGGCATTGCACCTTCCACCGAACCCACTTCTGGGCTAGTGTTGGTTAACAGGCGCAGGAAGGGAAGCGCATAGTCTTCTTGGTCCATACCATCAAAACCACCCATAGCGTCCTGCTCAAAGGTTGAGACAAGAGCCACAGCACCTTCATTTTTTACTGCAACGTCATTCTTAGCCATTTTTCGTTTTCCTTAAATCAAGATTTAATAGTCGCTTTTTGGCCGATGTAGGCGCCAAAGAGCTCCGCAGGGAAGGCGTTGCCGCGCTCCACCTGTTCCTTCACCCATGCTTTTAAGGTCATGGGCTCCACCTTCTCGGCTTGATCGGCTGGGAAGCCTTTCTGACCGAGCAGATCCAGCAGACTCGCACAAAGCTCGTCTTCGCCGCGTCCAAAACGAACGCTGACTGTATTTTTGATGATGTCGTCAAAGCCATTGTCACGAAGCCATTTGAAGGCTTCGGCCTTACGCTCGGCACTGATGCTTGCAGAGTAAAAGGCCTTGACTTCAATGGACGAGCCATCGGCAAGTTTAAAAGACTTCATGCCAAGACTTGTCATGGCCTCGGGAATGGACTCCTCTGTTAGCTTGAAAAACTGGTAGCTTTTTTCCTTCATAACTGCTTCGAGGTCCTTGATCTCTTTCTCAAGTTCCTTGGCACGACGGGCTAATGCAGCCAGCCCTTCAATGTCGTTGTCCTTTACACGGAGTGCATCGGCGTCCTGCTCAAACATAGTTTCAATAGTCATCACTTTCTCCTTTATAAAAAAGATCAATCTGCATTGGGACGTACAGCTTTTCCCTGCGGTCCCACTTTAACAGCTTAAAACGGCCGTTGTTTTTTGCAGCGGCTGCTGCGCAGACAATGCCGATAGCTGAAGGGTCACCGATGAGCACAAGATAATCCTCATCGGAAAAATTCTCAAGCTTGCGTTTGATTCTGTTCACAACAGGCACCACCGAGAACAAAATCTGCGCATTGGGTGGCAGAATCGTAACAATCTCGCCGTACTGCATCGCAGGCGTTACGTTGTGTTGCGTGGTTTCTGACACCACATAGACTTTTGGCACTTCCTTCTCCTTTCTAACTTCGAGGTTGTTAATGTACACTTGGAATTCTTAGAAAGCAAGTTCACCTAGAAAGCGAGAACATGGAAGACAAATACCTAGCCACATTTCCGTTTAAAAACAAACCCTTCTTGCATCAGAAGGCTTACCTGCAACGGTTCTACAGAGAGCCGATTTGTGCGCTTTTTGCCGACACCGGTACGGGCAAGAGCTTCATGTTGATCAACAACATTGCGATGCTCTACGACCAGGGCAAGATCAATGGCGCGTTGATTGTGGCGCCCAAGGGCGTGTATCGCAACTGGTTTAAGCTTGAGATCCCCAAGCACATGCCTGATCACGTGGTGTATCGCATGGCGATCTGGAACTCAAGCCCGAAGAAGGCGGAGGCCGAGGCCCTTGATTCGATGTTCGGGGTCACGGAGGACTTGAAGGTGCTTGTGATGAACATTGAAGCGTTCAGCACAGACAAAGGGACGAAGTTTGCGCAGCGGTTCTTGAACGCGCACAACTCGTTTTTTGCTGTGGATGAAAGCACGACGATCAAAGGGCATACGGCCAAGCGTACGAAGAATACGATCAAGTCGGCAAAGCTTGCCAAGTACCGACGGATTGCTACGGGCTCGCCTGTAACCAAGGCCCCGATGGACCTGTATTCGCAGTGCGAGTTCTTGTCAGACGACTGCCTGGGGCTGCCAAGCTACTACTCTTTCTTGGCCCGTTATGCGGTGACCGTGGAGCGCAGTGTTGGCACCCACACGTTTAAGCAGGTGGTGGGCTACCGCAGGCTGGATGAACTGCATGAGAAGCTTTCCAAGTTTTCTTTCCGTGTGCGCAAAGACGAGTGCTTTGATCTGCCAGAGAAGACCTTCTTGCGCAGGGAAGTGGAGCTCACGCCAGAGCAGAAACGAGCGTATGACCAGATGGTCTTGATGGCGCTTGCCACGTTTGACAAGGGGATGACGTCCACCACGAACGCCCTGACCCAGATCATGCGGCTGCAGCAGATTGTCTGTGGCCACATCACCCTTGATAGCAAAGAGGTCGTGCCCCTGAAGAACAACCGTATCGCAGAGCTTATGTCTGCCATTGAAGAGTCGGACGGCAAGATCATCATCTGGGCTTACTTCAGGCACAGCATTGAAGAGATCAAACTTACTCTGCAAAAAGAATACGGCATGAACGCCGTAGCGACGTATTTTGGAGACACGCCGGACGAAGAGCGGTCCGAGATTGTGGAGAGGTTCCAGGACATGAATAACGAGCTGCGCTTTTTTGTTGGCCAGCCACGGACCGGGGGCTATGGTTTGACCCTGACAGCGGCGCACACGATGATTTACTACGCCAATGGCTATGACCTGGAGACCCGGCTGCAGTCCGAAGCACGGATTGACCGCTACGGCCAGACCCACAAGATGACATACATTGACCTATTTACACCCAATACCGTGGACGAGAAGATCGTCGACGCCTTGGTGAATAAGATGGACATTGCCAACATCATCCTTCAAGAAAACCCACGAGATTGGATTAAAAATGATTGAGCTCTTCCCGATCAGGAAAAAGTACGTTTACGAAACCCTTGAACGGGTAGACGATCCCGAACGGGGCAGGCGCTACGGCGACCAGAAGCTGCCCAGCGTGACCACCATCCTGTCTGCTACCAAGGACAAGTCGGGCCTTGACGCGTGGGCCGAGAGGGTTGGTCGGGATAACGCGGAGCGTATTAAGAACGAAGCGGCCACGGTTGGCACCCACATGCACAACGTCATAGAGCGGATGTTAGCGGCCAGGGACTTACCAAGACCCACAACTTGGCTCCAATTGCGGGGTTATGAGATGGGTTACAGGCTCATAAACGCGTATTTTTGTCACCTTAAAGAGGTTTGGGGCTCAGAAGTTACGCTTTATTATCCCGGCAAGTATGCTGGAACAACGGACTTAGTTGGCGTCTATCGAGACCAGCCTGCGATAGTTGACTTCAAACAGTCTATCAAGCAGAAGCAGGCCAAGTGGATTCAGGATTACTTTCACCAATTGGCCGCCTATGCCATGGCCCATGACATTGTGCATGGAACTTCAATTGAATTTGCGGCCGTTTTAGTGTCTGTGCAGGATGGATCGACGCAAGAATTCACCACCACGGGCGGTGAATTCAAGCGATACAAAGAAGAGTGGATGCAGCGGGTGGAGAATTACTGGGGCACTTGCAGCGTCGTGTCAAACGGGAACAATGATTGAAGCATTTGTCGGCTTGACGCTGGCGCTGCTGGTCTTGGCCCTTGGGCCGTGGGTTGTGGGCCTGGGGCTGCTGGTGCTGCTTGAGCTTGCGACATGAAAGGCAGGCCCGTGGTCGGTGGGGCAGGAGGCAGTTGGCGTAAAAGCTGAGAAGCGGGTGCGCCTGTGGTTGGCGTCATTGGTACTTGTTCAATTTTCTCCTCAGGGCCAAGCGTGTCGGACAACGCCGTGTAGCCTGCAGAATACAGGTAACCATTAAGGCTCTTACGTAAGTTCACCTTGCCACCCGGTGTGTACTCTTTCTTTAAGAGCAGGGACATTAGCTTTGGATCCTTAGCTGCGTCAACCAAAAGCTGTCTTGCAGTTGCGGCAGGCATCTTTTCAAAAAGATTACGCAGGAAGCGTGAACCTGCTGCCTGTGCAATAAGCGGGTTGCTAGGCGCAAGAAAGCTTCCGAGTTCAGAACCCGCAATTCGAAGGCCAAGATCCGTGATTGGATCTGCGTTAACTGTTAAAGCATCAAGCTCTTCTGGAACGGCACGAGCAAGTGCTTCTTTGATTTGAATCATGGGCTTAAGAAGCTTTTTAAAATTATTGGCTTCTTGTTGGGTGTACAGCTTGTTTTTAACCAGAATGTCCATTAAAGAGGGGTTGGACTCAATGTTGTTCAGCTTACCAAACAGGGCCGTTTGAAAGCGCTTGGGATCAATAACACCCGTGCTCTCTGCTGTGGCCTGCTGCAGTGCATATTCCATGGCCGTCCGACGTAAACCGGCCTCTGCCGGTGCGCCAGATGATTTTGCGAGCTTTGCGAGTTGTCCAAAACTTTGGACAGGAGCATCCCCTGTTAAAGCCGAGATAACCACCGTTGTTGGGTTATCTACCCGTTTTCCAGGTTTTCCAAGAATTCGACCAAAAGCAGTCATTTCATAAACAGACTGCTTTAGTTTTGAGTCGGTTTTTATCGTATGCGATAAAAGTTCGGAAGCTGTTTTTGCGTTTGTAACGTCCTCATAAATACCCAACTTCTTAAGAGCGGGTTCATAGTCCTTAACAAACCTGTCAAGAGCTGCCTCTGAAAAGCTTCCGTCTTCCCTAAATGCTTTAGCCGCCATCAGGCGTAAAACGGTATCTTGAGCTTCAACAATGGATCCAACCCGGTTTCGAGCCATCTCATTAAAAGGAGCAAGCAACACTGCTTCAGCACTGTCAACTCCGCCTGCAGCCACTGCTCTTTCGTATTCTTTTGGAATGAAGCTAATTGCGTTTTGAACCTCAATCATCCGACGATGGGTGGAATCTGAGTTCGCACCAAAAGCCCGTGATACGAGTTCTTCCGTAGGAATACGCGCGGCACCTGTTCTTTTGGTTCCTGTTACGTCGCCTGCAAAAGAACGTGAAAAGGAATCATTTAACGAACGGGAAAAATCACGGGCGGTTTTGTAGGCATCACCAGGAAGAGCGGTTTCTAAATCATCCAGAATGGATTCTGCTAAGGTTCCGTAAAAACGAGCCTTGTCTGCTGAACCTGCAGCACCTGCCTCTCTGGCCGACTTAAGCAGAGCAGAACGTAAATCAACAAGATCAAGAGCAGGAAGATTATCAGGCTTCATCAACCCCGAAGGGAGCTTGCCCGTGGCATAGAAAGTCTCAGAAGTTAATCGTCCCTCACGCACGGCTTTTATAACATCAGACGTTACACCCAAGCGCTCCATTTCTTTTTGAAGCGATAAGGGTATGACATCGTTAAGAAGGTTGGGCGGGATCTGGGAAACTTCATTAAGGTAGTTATCGACAAGTCCTTGTGCTTTTACGGCTCTTGGAGACACTTCTCCTGTCTTTGTTTTCTTCAAGCCAGACTGAATGGCTTTTAGCCATGTTTGTCGTTCGGCTGCACGGGCATCTTGCAAAGCAGCAAATACGTTGTCCTTGATGATACGGCCAACCTGTGCTCGTACATCGGCCGGCGTGTCGGCATCCAACTTACCACCCGTAAGTTTACGTATCTTTTCTGCAGAAAGGGCGTAGGCCTGTTGCAGTCGGCTCTCAAGCTGCGTGTCAAAGAACTGTTTTTTAAGCTCTGAAGCAGCACGTAAAGCATCTGGATCGCCCGTGTTCTCCAGGTTTTTAAGCATGACACCGTAGGCCAACAATGACTTACGCGTTTGCTCTTCCAATTCCTTAGAAAACTTGCTGTTGTTCTTTGCTAGTGCAAGCTCAAGACCAGACAAGAAAGGGGAGTCTTCAAGCATTTGCGCCGAAGTTTTCTGGATAACTTTTCCTGTTTCTGGGTCAATTAAGTTTTCACCTTGAAGCAAGCGTTCGGCAAGTTGTGCGGGATCTTCGCCCTCTTTTAGGACTTGAGCCTGGAGCATACGAGAAAGCTTATTTCCAGCAGACGAGTTGACCGAAAGTTCACGAAGCTCATCAGGAGAAAGGTCCGCGTTTTTGCCTGTCATTGCCCTGTAAATGCTTGTCATGCCGGAGCTTGCTGCGGGGCCTAAAGACTGAACACCTGCATCCACCGCTTTTGTAATCAAGCTATAGGGAGTAAGGAAAGATATGGCGCCTGCAGGCTCTGCTGCAAGACGTGCAAGAGTGCTTCCGGGATACAGGATCTCAGCCTGTTCGGCAAAGGCACCTGCCCCAAGGGCCGCAAATGTTTCTTCGATAGCCGTTGTAACAGGTTTTTCTCTTGCTGCTTTTCCACCTTTTGAGGCCTGTCGCCCAAGAAAATTAAAAAGCTCTACAAACTTATTGGTTGACCGAATGCTTATTTCGGGTATGAACCGAGAAGGCGCATAGAAGGCAAGTGCTCCACCAAAAGCTTCACCAAAGTTTGCCTCTGGTTTTAGGTCTTCACGTATAACAGTGGGATAAAGAAAGTCAAGGTATTCGTCTGTTAAGTAGTCAGACAGGACAACGCCTCCTACGGTCCCGAGCACGGCAGGTATGGTGGGCGCTGTAGGCCTTAGCTTGGCACCGGCATACCCACCACCAAGACCACCACCAAAAGCGGTAGTTGCTTTGACAAAACCACGTTGGATACCTTCTGCACGTGCTTCTAATCTTTCCGCAGGAGTGGGCTCAAGTGTAAAAGAAAGTTCGGGGTCGGGAGTACTTCCAAGATCAGGCAAAGGTGGAATATATGATTCCATGAAAGAAGAAAACGTCCCCGGCTCTTCAAGCGGGGTTGCCAGCTCGGGGGATAGCCCTTCGTTTTTTGTCTCTTCGGCCATTAACGGGCTCCTCGGCGAACGTTAAGCTGAGTCCCTTTCCACAAGAAGATTGTTCCCTCGGGAAGAGCCTCTACTTCTTTGTTGGTGTTTGCAACTACGGGAACGTTGAGTTTGCGACGAATGCTTTGTAGATCTTGGATTCGCATGTCCGCGTCTCGACGTTGCTCTCTTGAAAGACTTAGGTTATTAGCGGAAGCGCTCAGCTCGTTAATGGAAGCATTAATCTCTTGGTCAAACGCAACCATTCGGTTACGCAACCTGTAGGGATCTTCAAACGCGTCAGGAAGAATACGATAGCGTTCTTCAACGCGCTGCTGCTCTTTCTCGCCCTTATTTGTGCTTTTAATGAAAGCACTAACCAAGGCTTCTTGAGCCGAAGCTGCTTCTGTTCTTGCCATAGAGACTTCGGAAAAAGGATCACCAAGTCCGGGTATGGTTGAGATAAGGTTGGCTAGGCCTGAAGCAGGGCCGGCAATCTTTCCAAACTGCCAAAAGAGTCCCTTCGGGGGTTCTTTAATCAAACCTTGTTCCAACATCCGATTAACAAGTTTGTCACCCGGCAGATTGCTGGAAATTTGTTGAAACTTCTCACCAATCGGTACATTCTCACCTTTTTCTACAGTAACTGCGTCGGTCAATCCAGTGGCTTCTCCTGCGTCAAGCGCCACAGGCGAAGTACTTACACCAGGAACCTGTGCAGCAGCCGGTTCGGTTGCTGCTTTTTGCTGGGCTCGCGCATTGGGGTCTGTAAAGAGTCGGATTACTTGATCGTAACTCATACCTTGACGATCACCCCATTGAGACAGAGCGTCTTTAACAAAGGGCATCATGGTACCCGGCTTAATCCGTTTACCAATAATTTGGTTGTTCTTCGGATCAATAATGTCTTCCGTGATAGGCTTAAGAAGGTCCGTGATTGCCGATTCAACAAACATGTTTTGTTGCATATCTGTCTTGCCGGTTGCCCAATCAGATACAAGATTTGGTGTCGTTAAAATCTCGTAACCAAAGTCACTCTTGCTAAATCGGGACTTGCCTTTGTTTTTGGCAATTTCAATAGCAGCTTTGCGCTTTTCTTCAATAAGCCGTGCATTTCTTTCAAGAACAGCTTCACGCTCAGATTGCGCACCCTTGAGACCAAGGAGCTTGAGTTCACGATCTTCCTTACGACCTTCTGCTGCGTATTTTCCAAGTATCCCAGGAGCAGCTCGGGCTGCTTGAGCAAAACGTGCAAAAGGCGAGCCACTCATCGGCTTGCCTGTTATGGGATCTATGTTAGCAGCGTAAGAAAAGCCCAGACCCGCTAAATCAAAAAGTGCTTGCGACTTCACTCCTTCTTTTGACGAACCAAGAAGTTTTGCATACTCTTCGCTTAATTCTTTCCCCCGTATAGGCAGAGAAGGCACTTTTTCTGATCCTTGCTTAAACAGATCAAAAATAAGCTTATCCGCAGCACCCTGTATTTCAGGAGAATACGTTGTAAGAGACGACTCATCTACCGAGGAAACACCGCCGTCTTCGGTCCGTGTTGGACCTGTGGTTCCCTGGCTAAAACGCTGGACGACCCCACCCCTTGCCATTTGCACTGGCGGTGGTCCGGGGGGCATGGCCCCTGGCGCCATATCACCAATTCCGCCTGCAGGCATCGGCTGCATCGGGGTCATCATGTCGGATGGCATGTTGGGAACATTCGGTACGTTTGGAACGTTAGGTGCGCCAACAGGTGAGATCCCTCCGGGAGGCATCGGGCCAGGAGGCATCATCGCGCCGATACCCTGTTGGGCAAGCACGGGCTGGAGCATGGCAAGAACAGGCTCAGGCGTCTCGGCTGCAGCAGCGTAACCTACCATGTCGGCAAGCTCGTCCCTGCGAGCGTCGATGGACCGCATGTCGCCACGGAGATTGTTCATGAGGATCTCAGGCGAATCAGGTGTGCGGCCGAGCATCTCACCTGCTTCGTACTCGTCGTCCTCTCCGAACTCGTCATCGTCCTCGTTCATCATTTCAAGAAAGCCCTGCATGATGCCGACGTTGTCCACCGGCATCGCTTCCATCTCAATTTCCATGTCTTTTTTAGCCATATATGCCTCTTAGAATACGCCTGCGACCTTGCCTGCGCCGTAGGTGCTTAATGCACCAAGGGCCGTGCCTGCAATCTGTTGGAAGGGGCTTGCCTGAGGGACCGCTGCCGATGTTGTTGCCATCTGAGTTGACGGTGCGCCCTTGTAAATATCGGACAAAAATGCCACCTGTTGATAAGGAGAGTACAGCCTTTGAAGCTCTGTCGCACGTTGTGCGTCCAAGGCCTGTTGTTGCAGAGCCTGTTGCGATTGACCCAGTCCGTACAAGAAGCCGATGTCGCCCTGTTGCATCTGCTGGGCGGTTTGGCCGAGCGCTGCCTGCTGTACACCAAGTTGGCCGAGCTGACTACCAATACCACCGTAGCTCTGACCAATTTGCCCGAACAACTGGCCTATGCCGAGCTGTCGCTGTCGTGCGGCCTCGTCTGTTGCGATTGCCGCTTGTTGAGCCTGAGCATAATTTTGTGCATAACTCTGAGCAATTTGTTGCGCCATAAGGTCTTGGACATTTCGCTCCATCTCCGCACGTTGAACACCCTCACGGGTGCCACCAAAAGCACCTGTGCGCACAGCCTGTGCTGCTTGGGACTGGCCGGCAATGTCTGCCTGACGACGGATGTCACGCAGAGTTTGTTCTGTAACAGCCTGCTGGTAAGGGTTCATGAAAGCAGCTGCTGAACGGGGATCGTATGCTCCTGCTGCGCCAGCACCTGCGATTTGGGCCGTGCCTAATGCACCAATGCCCTGACCGGCTGCCCCATAACCACCACCCAAGGAGACATTGGCCGCCTCGATGTAAGGCAGGAAGCTTCCAACGCCCTGTTGCATGCCGGCCTGAAGTGCGGCTTGTTGAGCGGGGGAAAACCCTGCGACCTGGTAGCTAGGTAACCGAGCTGTAATTGTTTGTTCGTAAGGCAGATCCTGACCTGCCGCGTCTTTACCGCGAGCTAATCTGGAGGCTTCTTCAAGAAGGTCTAGCCGGATTTCTTCAATCCGTGGATCCTCACGAATAATCTGGGTTTCAGTAATGCTTTGTTCAGCCATGGTTTATGCCTCTGCAGTTTTGCTTACGGGACCGCCTTCAAGCATTTTCATTAGCTTGTACATCTTGGCAGCGCCTTTACGACGGCTTCCGCCGCCCATGTTACGAACGGCCTGGGCCGTGAAAACGAACTCGCCATCAGAGAGCATTGCTGGAATGTCGTCAGACGTTCCCGTGCCTGGGCCATTAATCGCGCCGGTTTTGCGAGGGAAATCTTCCACGCCTTCGGGTCCAGAGCCTTTAGCCGCACGGTAGGTTGGCGGTGAATAATACTCAGGCCGTGTGAAGGAACCAAAGAAGGCAGGACGATCTTGTCTAAATTGAGCCTGTTGCTGTGCTCTTTGGGCATCGTACTCTTCCTGTGTCATGCCCTCAGGGAGAGGAACCTTGAACAAGGAGTCCAAGCCGCCTGTTGCAGCCGTTGTCAAGCCTATTATTGGAAGATATTTTGAAACCGTTCCAGGAAGAGCGGCTTGATAGGCTTTTTCGGCCAGTGCTGTGCTTTTCGTTCGGGCTAAGGTCTCTTGAAATGCACGTTCTGCAGCTTCTTTGCCTGCCGCTTCACGGGCACTGGGAGAGAAAAAGTCCATTGTTTTATCAAAAAACCCACGCTCTGCTCCAGTTGTGGCTCCGGAGATATCTCTGGGAAAAGGAGCCCCAAGCTCTGGACCAGTTATTGAACTGGGAGCAACACCGGGCAGTGGAAATCGGCCTTGCGGGAAGGCTTTTGAAGTTACTGGATCTACACCAGCTTTTATTCCAAAATCTTGGCCCGCATAGACGTCCCCGGCTCCAGGAACGTCACCGAGCTGAAGTCTACTTGGTTGAAGCGTCGTTGGGTCCACCGCACGGCGAGCAAGAAAATCAGCGTTAGCTGTTTGGGAGCCAAAGGCATCTGGACCTGCACCCACCGGTCCAGGAACGTCACCAGCTATTAAATCAACCGCCCTCGGGTCGGTAACAGCGGGTTGCGTGACAAAATCTTTTGCTGTTCCAACACTTGACTCCGGCCCACCTCGTATAAAGTCAGCGGCTGCTTGGAAAGGTGCCTTGATGTTTGCAATACCTTGCTCATAGCCTTTTGTAAGGTTTGCTGGAAGGTCAGTCGCAGGCGCGGAAAAACCTTGCGTTACACCGGCTACACCAAAGCTTAAAGCACCGGCCGTTAAGCCGTTTCTAAGGGAGTTTTTAAATCCATCTCCAGCCAACAAGCTGGAACCAAACACGCCAATACCCGCAGAAATGCCTGTTGCAGCGGCAGCACCTACGGTAACGCCCATTCCAGACAGAAAACCTGTTGCCATCGGCCCAAGAAACGCGCCCAAGGCCACGGAAAGAACAATCCGCCCAACCGTGCTCTTTGCAAACTTTTTAATTCCCCTAGCAACACCTTTAATGGCTTTGCCAATACCTTTAAAAAGACCTTTTAAGAAGAACTCAGGCAAACCCGTGTAAGGGTTAATGGTCCCTGAGCCGCCCATGCGCTTCAACATCATCGCCTCTTGCGGCGTGATGTGAGCAAGCATCGTGTCGCCATTACGGCCCATTGCGGCCATCTCACGTGCAATCGGCGTCATCTGCGGCAGCCTAACAATCCCGCCCTCTGCCATCTGAAGTGGCATGTCCATGGGCATATCCTGGCCCGTGGGCCGTGATTCTTGGGACAGGTTCTCCGCCTCTTCGACCGCCATACGCAGGGCTACAAAGAACTCCAGGTCAAAGGTCTCAGGAAGAATATCTTCTGGCACACCTTCTGCGAGCAACCGAGCACGGACCTCGGGGTAGTTGTTCGGATCACCGAACACGGCCTCAACCACACGGCGCATGAGGGCCACGTCCTCGGACGTCAGGCCTGCATCACGGATGGTTTGTAAGAATTCTTGAACTTCTGCCTGGTCCATCTCGGCGCCGGCAGACAACAATTCACGGGTAAAACGCGGATAGCCCATGTCGCGCGCAGCTTGTTGCGCAGCGATCAATGGTGCAAAAGAGTCCAGTCCGTCTTGAGAGGTTGCGCCGCCAACATTCGCGGGCAAATTCATAATGCCTTCCATGGGTGTCCTTTCCAAATTAATCTATAGGCCTCGTGTGGGCGCGCGCCGGGAAAGGACGCGGAGTTAGCCCAGATTATCGCCTTTTTCACTAGTTCCTGTCTACTTCAAGGTAGGATAAATAAAAGACCACGTTGGCCTGTGAAGACTCAACATGGATCTCGTCTGTCGCCTCTAAAATACATGGAATGCCACAGAACACATCCATCGTGGCATTGATTGGCAAGAAATGGTCTTTGAGCAAAGAATGCGCTGTGGAACCGCCCAAAGGATAGACAACGACGTCAATCAAAGTGTTGGCAGAATGGGCGTTTGTCACCCGCAAGGAGTTAAGAATGGCCGAGTTGGCCGCAGGCACCACATAAAGCTCGGTCTCGGTTGCTGCTGAAGGGATGAGGTTCTTCCTAAAGAATTTGTTTGCCATTTACGCCTCTGCTGAGATGAAGGCAGCAGACAAGATGACCGAGGCCACCGCCGGCCGTGTTGGGCTTGTCCCTGCCACATAGTGCTCGATTTCCACATCCGTATCCTCACCCCACCAGGCCATCTCAAGGTACTCCGTCACGGGGTCGTTTACCGTAAAAATACCTGAAATCAAAGCAGAAACATGGCCGTAAATGGACGCGCTTTTACGCACCGGGAGGTCAAAACGGGTGTTGCTTAACGGGTAATTCACCCCCGTGTTCTTGGCCCAGAGCTCAAGCTCCTTCACCGCATTGCTCTTATTAACCCCCTGGACCCGGACGTTAATCAAATACTGGCCCGGATAGTCAAAAAGAAGCTTCGAGGCCCGTGTTCCGGTGATCGTGGTGCTTGCCGTAAGCTGGGATGTATCGACTGTATACACACCCACACCGCCTGTCGTACCACTGACCTGGGCGATGACCTTCGTGCCTGCCGTGACACCGGTGCCAGAGATCGTCATGCCCTTAAGAATTGTCCCCGATGTGACGGCGGTCACATCCAAAACCGTACCCGCAGATCCCGCACCGTCATCAATTTCACCCGTAAAAACAGCCGAATGACTGCCTAAACGAATGCCGTACTCCAGCACAGGCGTGTCAAATGTCAGAATGTTGTCTTCCGTGGCGCTGTAATTAAGCTGGTCCGTTTCGTCCATCAAGAGCGCATAAGGCAACATAATGCCGTTGCTCGTCTGAAAACCCCGTATTCCACCAGCAAAACCACCCCCGGCCGCACCTCCACCGCCCCCGAACCACGAGGCGGCCGCCGCTTGGTTTTGATCAGGGATGGACGTGTAGGTGTTATTAAGTTGTAAAACAATCTGCTCTAACGAACGGACAAGCTGGTCAAACTGCTGGGCGTTGTACTCCGGTGATGCATTGGGCAGTCGGACGTTAAAGATCTTGGACATCTATCTCAATCCGTCCGGAACAACATCTACCCGTAGTGTGCCGTAGCGCCAGTTGGTATCGATCTCACTGGTTTCAATTTTCAAACTGATCTGACGACCCCTTGCACGGGTGTCCACCTTCTGCGTGGTCGGCGTAATAACGTACGGGTCCAAGGAGCTCGGACTGGCCGTCGCCTGAGGATAAGGTCTTAACAACAGATTTACCGTGAGATTTCCAACCTGGTTCTTGAAGTCTGGGATGAATCGCTTCATGTACAGCATGTTGTCGCCCTCGGAGATATCAAAGTACCCCGATTGAATGAAAGCAAAAATGGCCTGCCCGTCGCCATTCACACCGTCTTCTTGGTTATAAACCAAAGAACGGCCGGCCGTCAGACCGTAAATGGTGGTGATCGTGGACTCCGTATTTTCAGGTAAATACTCAGCCGCAAGAGGCTTGGCATACGTGCCAATGTCCACCCAGGCGGTCCGAGGCATAGTGCCCACGTGCCAGGTGTTTTCAAGGTAATTAAAGGTCACAAACCGGTCAATGAAGTCGCTCGTAAAAGAGCAATACCACCAAGTGACCTCGTTAAACTGGGAGTTCACCCCCACGTGGGTCTTGGTCCCTTGGGTGAGATTGATGTCCTTAAACACAAAATCTTGGACCGTGCAGGGCATCTTTTTGACCGTACCGTCAAAGACATAAAAGGCCTCCGTGCCCATCCAAAAGGCAAGCCCGTTGACGTCTGCCGCCGCATGGGGCCCGATACAGCCACAGTTTGCACCAAGCTGCTGGAATCCAAAGGTGTAGGGTGGCCCAACGTACTGCATACCGTGAAGCGAGGTGTCCGTGAAGATCAGAATCTGACCACGTGAACGCACGGCCGTGACAATCCGGCTGCCGTCTGTCAAGCGCTGGCCGCCTGCGGTGTTGGTCGCTGTTTCGGTGAACGTGTTGATGTCCTCTTGGTTGGAGAACCGCACAAACATCGGATCCTGGGTGCTCGGCGTTCCAATAGTCGTCTCCGTGCCAAAACAAACAAGGTGCCTGTCAGGCGTGGAAACAAGGGCATACGTGCTTTTTGTCGGGGCACCGCTAATGGCCGTGGCCCGTGAGGCAAGGCCCCCGCTCAAGTCCCAGCGGTAAATAGCTCCGTTGACAAGCTGGCAGATAAGGTCTTCACCGAACGTGTCCAACTGCCAGACACGGGAGTTCAGGAAGATACCGGTTCCGCTGGTTCTCGGTGTATTCCACGTGCTATCACCCCAAGTGCCCACGCCCCAGCCAAAGTCAAAGAAGCTGACATCCGTTCCAACGCTAATTTGATAGGCGCCTACAACGGCAGCGCCACCGTCGCCAGAATCCGACCCATTGGCCGCAACGGGCGACGTAATGGTGTAGCTGTCTGCGTCAATGATGGACGTGATCTCAAACTCAGACTGCAAAATGGCCTGGGTGATCGCACCACCTAAACCACTCGCATCCACACCGCTAAAGGTCACAAAGTCACCTTCAGTTGCTCCGTGGGCCGTGTCACTTACTGTGATGGTCGTGGACCCAGTCGAGGCGGCAAAGGTCACATCGCCTGCCGCAGTCGTGTCTCGCAAAGGCGTGATATCGGCCCAGCTACCACCAAAAAAGGCGTACAGCTTGCGTGTTGTGCCTACAGCAGCATAAGGTGAGCCATCCAAGGCATTCCAGGTGAAGACTTCACTGGCAAGTCCTACCAGGTAAGAAGCCGAATTGTTAAAGCGTGTCCAGCCTCCAAGCTTTTCTGGCAGGCCGTAACGAAAGCGAATGAAGTCCCCGTCAATCCAACCGCCTTCCGCACCGTACTCAGTGTTCTGCTTGTCGATTCCGGGTTTTAGGAAGAGTCGGGCAAGGGCCATTTACGCTACAAGTCCAGGTAAATACACCGTTTTACCATCTTTTTTGGTTGCCGTCAGCACCTGTTTTTTGTTGTCGCTAGGGTCATAACTCACGTGCACCCAGCCCGAATCGGGTACACCGACTGTGTAGAACTCCAAAATGAGCTGTCGGAACTCGCAGTTCTCCTTGATCCATTCAGCAAGATCAGCGTTAGCGATGCTGGGAATCTCGATGTCTGCGGCAAAGCCTTTGCAGTGATCCGATGTTGCACTGCCACCAACCTTGGCGTTTACAAGCGGATGCCGGTACCCACTGTTGACCTTGACCCCCATGCCGTAGTA